GGCGATACGGTGGGCGAGTTTTTGGTCCGGGCCATCGCCTATGACCTGGACGCCACTGCCGACGTGCTGCCGGATGCGGACAACAACGCTGACCCGTCTGGCGTGGGTGGTACGCCTGCGGCCGGCAGTCTGCTTGATCAGCTGGTTGCCGCAACCGGCGTGGGCACCCCCTTCACCCCGTAGCCGCCCCTGGAGGTCCAGTGTCTGAGCCATTTGCCCAGGTCGAGGACGTTCAAGGCAGGATCGATTTCACCATGTCGGCAGCCGAGGAGCGCGTGGCCGGCGCCGCACTGGATGACATGTCCGAGGAGGCTCGCTACCACGCTGGCCAGGCGTGGCCGGTCCCCGAGGAGGCACCCCGGATGGTGCGCCGGCTTGTGCTGGTGGCCGTAGCGCGGTACATGAAAAATCTAGATGGCTTGACCCAAAGTCGCGCTGGTGATGAAACGGTCGCGTTTACCGACCTTGGCGACAAGGCGGGAGCACCGTTTTTTTCGGACGCTGAAATTGAAACCTTGCGCCGCCTGGGCGGCGCCGCTCAGGGCGGGTTCGTGAGCGCCGAGGTAACTGCCTACCGCACAGACCTGCGACGCTACAAGCACCATCAATGCACGCTGGTCAACACGGACGGCGACCCGTTCCCACTCAACGAGGAGTGCTGGGGTTTTGGCTGCGACTGCTCTACTTGGCACCCTAGCGGGGGGTGCCGAAGCGGCTACGGGTACGGCTACTCCACCTGGCATCCCCGTAGGGGGTGCTGAGGCCGATGCCCTCCATGCAGCGTAGGCGTGGTCAGTCCGCCACTGTTTATCCGTACAGGGAGGTCACGGACCGCCGGGGCCACCGGGTGCGCGTGGTAGATGAGGACAACCCCGTCGTGGTGGTCGCGGCATTCATCCCTGATCGCAGTTCGCGCGCCGAGCTACCCGGGCAGCAACAAATCCACGTCGTCAAGATGATCGTGCGCGACGACGTGGCCGGTTGCGAGCTGTGGGCTCAGGTGGAGTGGCGCGGCTCACGGTGGGATGTCGTCACGCCTCCGGCCTATCACCATGGCACCCGGCACACGCGTCACGTGACGGTGTCGCTACGGCGCCGCCCGCTGACCCCGACGGAGGTGTGATGGCCCAGGTCTTTCGCCGCGTAGCCGGACGCAAGATTGAGGGGGCCATAGCCGATCTGGATGGTGTGCAGCTCTACCTCTCGGGAGAAACGTTCGCCATCTACGGCCGAGCCCAGGCCAACCTCCAGGCAGCCCGCGATGCGGGCGCCGTCTCGCCCGACCGGGGCGTAGGTGGTGGCGCTGAGGTGACCTGGGGGCAGGAGCGCGACCGCGAATACGGTCACCTGGATTGGTATGTGGGCCTTGATGACCGCAATTCCGATTTCGGCGCGTTGAGCATTGAGTTCGGCCGCGCCGACCATCTGATTGATGACAGTGGTCGCACTTTCGGTGGCCACGAGGGGCTGTATATCTTGACGCGCGCCGCGAACCTCGGCATCAAGCGGGGTCGGCGGGTCAAAACGCGGCTGCGTCGCATTCGGGTGCGCAAGGGTCGAGTGATGGGGGTGCCGAACGGTGGCGGGCCTTCCTCCTAGTGTCATCGCCGCGCAAGAATTTTCGCCGATTGAGGATCTACTGCTCGCTGCACTTGCGTACTACCTGCCGGATGTCAAGGCTGGCACGCTGATTATGATGGCTCAGACCTTTCCATTTATCCACCTGCGGAGACTGGATAGCTATGGCGTCTGGGCGGGCGACGAGCGTTTCATAGACGACGCTCACATGGCGATTTACGCCTATGCCGAGGACCCCGATGGGGACGAGGATGCTGGCCGCCTCGCCGAAGCGGTGCGCGCCTCGTTGATGCGCGCTCGGCGTGCCCGCTTCGGCGTGCCCGAGCTTGGCCACTTCGTGGGCCTCACGATGACCGCCTCGCCCCGACGCGTGCCCGACTGGGCAACCGCGACCGGCCCGGTCCAGTACGCGGATCTCCCGGCAGGCGTCTGGCGATACGAGACCCGATTTGACGTGACTGTTCGCCGGCCCCGGCAGCAGCCCTAAATCCAAACCCCTGGGAGCGATCATGCTCAACGATAACGCGACCCTTGTTGTGGGGGCCGGCAATTTCTTCCGCGCCCCAACGGGCACCATTGCACCATCTGACCTATTCAGCATTGACTCGATGTGGGAGAACGTCGGCCACACGAGCCTGGAAGATATCTTCGGCATAACCAGTGAGGGTGGCGAAGCTACGACGCTCGGAACCCTCCAGGCGCAAACGCTGCGCACGACGTACGCGCCGCGGACTGAGAGTTTCGCCTTCACCCTTCAGCAGTTCGACCGCGCCGGCCTCCGGCTCTACTATGGCTCTAACGCCCCGCTGCTCGCGGATGGCTCGCTCGGCGTGCCAATGTCCCCAGTGCCAACCGAATGTGCCTTTTTGGTTGTGTTCTACGACGGCACGAACGCCTTCGCGTTCTATGCGCCAAAGGCCGAAATTTTTCGTGCGGACGACCTTTCCGTATCGGATGCTGAGTCGCTGGCCGGGTTGCCGCTCAGCGTCAAGCCCTTGGTTTTCGGGTCCAACGCCTACGCGTACACGGTGACGCCGATCGGCGGTATTGAGGCCGAGGGCGCAAGCGCTGGCACTCCAGGTGCTTTCAGTCCAGATGGCGCGGACACCCCGTACAACCTGACCGCCCTCGCCGGCGTCACCGCCTCTCCCGCCACGGCCTGGACTACGGGCCAGTACGTCGATCTAGAGGACGGCACCACGGCCTACTGGGACTCCTCAGTTTGGGTCGCGGGCGTCGCCGCCTAAACAAACTTTCCGGCCTATGTCTCGAAACCGAAAGCAGGCTGCTCGTGAGTGATCAAAACGACCTGACCCTAGACGACATCCGCGCGGCAGTGGAACGCAAATACGCGGCCCTGCCGGTGAAGCTCGGAGACGGCACGAAAGTGATGCTGCTCAACCCACTGCGCCTGGACAAGGCGAAGCGGGCGCACCTGGAGCAGACGCAGAGGGCAATGAACGACCAAGGGGCGGATCAGGTCGACTGCTTGAAAGATATTATCCGCACCGTGGCGGAGCGGCGATCGGCGGCCGACAAGCTTTTGAGGGAGATTGGCGACGACACCGCCATGCTCGCGGAACTGTTTTCGGCCTACGGGGAGCGGTGCAGGCCGGGGGAAGCATCTGCCTAGCACGGCTCATTGATCAGTACGGGTCCGGACTCTACCCAGACCTACGGCGCTATTTCGGGATCGATATCGAAGCCGTAGTGGAGGGTCGCGGGCCGAGCCCGGAGCTCGTGCTGACTGCCGTGCGGGCACTTCCTGACACCAGCCTGACAGTCGCCCTCGCTGCGGGGGGGCGTGAGCATCACGGCTGGGGTGCGGATCGGCACATGATCGCCAACGTTTTCGATGCAATCAACCTTAACACGCGCGCATCAGGTAACTGGGGCAAGGGGAAACCACCGCGGCTCCCCGAGTACCCGCGCCCGAAAGCCAAAAAGCCCACCACGAAAGTCTCCCTACGGGATGTTTTTGGCCGGCTGACCGGCGGGGGTAAATAATGACCGACCAGATCATCGGGCGCATCTTTGTCAAGGTCACTCCGGATACCAGCGCATTCCGTGCTGAGGCGAAAGCGCAGCTCGAACGCGAGGAGCGGCGCCTACCTGAGCTGACCACCAGGCTCGCCGTAGAGCTGGACGACGGCGAGGCTGCGGAGACCGCAGCCGAGGCCAGAGCCGTCCGCGACAGCGCTCAGCAAGCCATGCGGGATCTGACCCTGCGCGTCAATCTGGATGACCTGAGTAGCGTTCGGTCCGCCTTGGCCAGGGTAAACGCCGAGTTGGTCAACCTGGATGCGATAGAACTCCCAGTGGAGCTTGACCGCGACTCGCTAGAGTCGATGCGAGACCTCCTGGAGCAGCGCGTCAAGGACATCGGTATCGACATTAAGGTCAATCTCGATGACGAGGCCAGTATTGAGCGGGCTATTAAAAAGGTTGAGGCACAGCTAAGCGCGCTAAATGAGATCAACCTTAATGTAGACCTCAATGATGCCAGCCTGTCTGCGGCTAAAGCAGAGCTGGAGGCCCGACTCGACCAAGTGCGTGTCGAGACCGATATAGACAACGCGGCATCCGCCCGGGTGTCAGCGGCGTTGGCCATCCTGACTCGTACGCGCGATGCCGTTATCCGCCCTGTAATCGATCGAAGCGCCCTAGCCGCCGTCCGCTTTGTTGACGTGCTGAGCGGGTTCCGCGCGTTGCGTGAGAGCATCGCACAAGCGCGCACAGCATTCCTCGGACTTTTTACCAACCTTCCCCAAATAAGCACTATGGCGC